ATTGGCGGGCGCTGCTGCAGCATAGCTCCCCTCGGCACGCCACAGCTCGGTGAATTCCTGCTTCTGATCTGTCGTCAAATGTTCATCGAGCCATCTGAACGCTGCCAGCTGCTGCGGGCTCAGCTTCCCCTGCCTGACGGCGTGCTCAACAGCGGCGCGGACGGATGCAACAGTGCTCATCGGGTTGCCTCCAGCCTGGTCAGCCGCTGCTCGATCCCATTGAGACGCGGATACAGCTCCTGCCTATCTTCTTTGATCTCCTGGCGCAGCATCGACACCTCACCAGCGATGTGCTCAACAGCTGCAGTGAGCCTGATCACGACAGCTGAAACCTCAGAATCCTTGCGCATAAGGCTTCTGATGCCGCTGACCACTACAGCCACACCAGCGCCGACCAGTGCCGAGATAACGTCACCCATGATCAGCGCTTCGCAAGGGGGCTGATGATCCCGGCCAGGATCTCAATGGCGCGGTACGCCTTGACCACCACCTTGCTGTAGGTGTCTAGCGCTTCGTTGTCCTTTGGCGTTGGGGTGAGGTTCACTACCACCACGGCAACACCGTGAATAGCAACAGCCAGGGCCACATAATCTGAAATCCGTTCCATGCTGTAGCGCTGGCCTTCTCAGATCAGCCTATTCAGGCCAGTCCGAGTGCCTCCTTGATCTCCTCGGGAGTCAATGCCACATCAATGGCATCCTGCACAGCGGCGTACTTGTCTCGAATCGCCTGGCGGGCAGCCTCGACCTCAGCAGGATCCACGCCGGGGATCTGTTTGGTGATCACTTCATCGTGCGGGGCAAATTCCTCAGCACGCTTCTGACGGCGGATGGCGTGGCCGATGGCTTTGGCTTTATCAATGTTGATGGTGATAGTCATGGTTGGTACTCCCAAGCATCGCGGAAAGTGCGATCAGAAGGGATCTCAGAAGCCTCCACGATCTTGTACTCAACACCCTCGGGAACATCCTTAAGGGCTAGCTCGACGGATACTGCGGGGATGATCACCGCGACACCTCCATCAGGGGTGGGATAGAGAATACGCTGGTCAGTCATGGCTTAGCGGAAAATGGCAACAGACAGATCTGAGACATCGACACTGGTATAGCCAGCAGTAAAAGAAGAAACGTAGCCAGCAAGCATTGCATAAATTGAACTTGATTTAGATAGTCCAATAACAAAGTGCGAAAAGACGCTGCCTCCTGGCTGAGTAGTAGCAACTGCAGAATAGTTGGCATCCGCAAGTGCATTTATCAAGTTGACCGCGTAGCTGCCAACACCGTTATCTGTAATACTGCTCACATTGTAACTTGCACGGATGGATACGGTGCCGGTGCCGTTGAAGTTCACCCACGCCCTGCAAGTGGTGCCACCCCACTGCAGCACACCAGAGCCATTGGTCGTTAGTGCCTGTTCACTGCCGCCATCGGTAGCCGGAAGCGTCCACACCAAATTACTGGCAACAGTCGCCGGGGCTTGCAAGCCAACGTAGTTGCTGCTATCGGAGTCCCAGAACCTGACATCATCCTGCCCTGCCAGGTTGACGCCATTGGCGTCGAACCAAGCCGTGGGAGCGCCCGCAACTGCTACACCAAGTTCATTGGCAGCCTTGCCATACAGGCCGGTATCAGCATCACCCGCCACCGCCAGACCCGGCGCAGCAGCTGTACCAGCCGCCTGCAACAGCGCACCAGTCATGGTGCCACCAGCACGGCTGAGTAGGCCAAAGCCAACCTCAGCCAGAGACCCAATCGTTACCCAGCCATTGTTGGCCGCGTTACGGATCTTGAGCAGTCCAGCGGCAGTATCTGCCCACGGCATGTAGGCGTAGGTGACACTCGGCTCGTTCAGACCGCTGGATAGAGTGCCCAGCGCCTGCAGCTGATTGTTCACATCAGCGCGAAACGCGGCACCCGACTGATTAGCAACAACGAGATCAGCTTGGGCCATCGTCAGATCTCCCGGCCGTAGCCGATCGCGGTATAAGCGAACTGACGATTCACAGCAGTGCCCGCGCTATTCCTGAAGGTCACCTGGAACCCGGTCCGCGTTACGGCTGCGATGGTGAAATAGTCGCCAGTGGCCATGTCGTACCCTGTTACCCCAACACTTGGGGCCTGGTAAAACGAGTCTATGAATGTCACCGTATAAGTTGCCGCACCACTGGTCAGCGTGGCTGATTGCTCCGTACGCTGCTGCAGCTCTAGCTGGCAGCCCAGCTCGTCGATAATGATGTTCTGCGCTGGGTCAGAACTGGTCGCCACAACCTTGAACTGAAACCCACGGCCGCGCGTGATGGCATTACTGAACTCACGCCATCCACTCCACGATGGCGCTACAGCTGGATCGTCCTCTGTAGTGCGCACATACAGCTGAGCGTTCACGCCGTCGATGTTGCTGTCGTCAATTTCCGGCCAGTCGTCAATATCACCCAGCTTGTCATCCCACAAGTTCCCTGGCAGGTATGGCCTGAAGGTGCTGCCGAACTCATACTCACCAGAAGGCAACACACCGCCGACACCGTCAATGGTGCCGAGTGCATCCCAGTTACCATCTGTTGCCATTGAATCAACGGCCACACCAGTGCTGATCACCAAGCCATCCAGCTCGGCGTTATACAGCATGTCGATCGGGTTGCCAGAGAATGGCGGAGATTCCTGATCCTCCCGGTAGGACTGCACCAGCAGACGCGGCTGTGGCGTGGGCAGGTCCACCACCACAGCATTCGCTACTGCGGAGCGGTTGCCGCTGTCATCCTCGAACTTCAACAGGTACGTGCCATCAAGCAACGGCACCTGTTTCTGTGTTTGGCCACCAGCTGCAGCCGCCACAATCTCCTGGCTCTCCTCCCAGGTAGCGCCGACCATGGCGACGTTATGGCGGATCAACACTTTGCCGCCCAGCACCACGTCGAGCTCAGTGCTCCGCTCCCAACTCAGGATGGCACTGGCCCCGTCAATCGGGATCAGGCTCACACCAGTGACGCTGGCCGGCGGTGCAGTCTTGCCAAAGGCTTGCACCGTCAGCCGGGCTGGCTGCACCGATTGCCGCAGCCCAGCGCTCACGCTGTAGACCTGAACCTCATACAGTCCAGCAGTGGTGTCGAAGATCTCGTAGTCGGGCCGCGCCTGAGTGCTGGTTGTCCAGTTCCCGTTCTGCGGTCGCCAGCGGATCCGGTATTCGCTCACGCCGACCACCGGCCGCCAGCTGATGATCAACTTGGCCAGCGCACGGCCATTGGCCTCATAGAGCGTCTCAACCGCCAGCAGGTTGATGGGTGCTGCAGGAATCACATTCAGGTCTGTAACGTCCCTCGGCTGCAGCGCTGCACCGCGCTCGATGTAGGCGTATTTGGATGCGTTGTACGCCAATGCGCTAATGGCATATTTGGCGCCGTCTTGCTCTGTGACGCTGAGCACTCGCCAGGTAGAGGTCTGCAGTGTGCTGGTCTGGTGAATCCAGATGCTGTTCTGATTCGGTGCTGCACTCAGGGGCGTGGCCAGATTCACCACGTTGCCGTTGATGGTCGCAACAGCACGGCTCTGAACAGTGCCATCAGGCAGGACTACCGAGAGCGTCGCGCCGGCTGCCGTCAGGCCTGTGGCATCATCCAGGGTGATTGCACTGGCTGTAGCAGCGCTGATCCGTCCACCACGCCGCGAGCCCGCCCGCACCGGGTCACTGGTCTCGATAACCTGGCCAGGGCGCACCACCACACCCGCATCAATCGAGGCGGTGAAGCTGACCACCTCAGACTCATAGTGTTCGGAGTACAGCAGCCACTCACCGAGGCGGTGCGCCTGGCCGCGTGAGTTACAGGCAAACGCGCTGATCTGCGTGGTGACGACGCCATACTTGGCAATGGCGGCTTGATCCTCCACCACCTCGTAGGCGATGTCTCGCGTGGCAAGGTCCATGTATGACACCACCGCCACCGTGGGCCGTGTCTTGCGGCTGCTGCCTTGGTAGCTGAAGCCTTCCCCTGAGACGTTCGCCAGCGTGAACAGGTACGCCGGATCAGCGGGCCGGTCCTGGCTGATCGTCAGAGCGCCAGTCGCCCAATACGGCATGACCCGGAACACCGAGCACATGTCATTGATGAGCTTGTACGCTTCCTCGGCGGTCTGAATGTTGACGTTGCAGGAGAAGCGGGGCTCCCAGCCGCCGAAGCCGTCAGGCACCAGCGCCGAGGCGTACTGGCTGGCGGCATAGAAGGCCCAGCGGTCGAGCTGCGATGCCTGGATGTGATCGCCGAACCCATAGCGGGTGCTGGTTAGCAGGTTCCACAGGATCCACACTGGATCCGAGCACCATTGCGCCGCGCCAAACGTGCCATTCCAGATGCCCGAATAGATCAACCGCCCATTGCTCTGATCAACCGTCGCATTGCTAGGAATGCAAACCTTGATGCCACGGATCAGATACGACCGTGATGGGATGCTGGAGAACTGCTCTGCGTTGATTCGCAGAGCAACCAACGCGCTATTGGGGTATCGAAGTTTGGCATAGATTATTTCGGTGTAACTAGTCCAGTTGAATGAGTTTTGATGGTTAACATTAGTATTGTCAGGTCTGTCTCTTGCGACCCGAATATCAACAGGAAAAGGGCCAGATAAATTTATCAGGTAGTCGCGCTGATATGCGTCACCAGTGCGACCATCCATGACATCCCTAATCCATTCCGTATATCCGCCTCCGTTGTACTGAACAAAGATCTGAACCCCGACTTGTGAGCCATCGGTGTCGCCATTGATAGATGCAGACTGCAGCTGCGGTACTGTGATGGTTACTCGCACTGCATTTACAGCAGTGTCTGTAATGGTTTTAGTGATAGGCGTTGCATACTGAACCGCTACGCCAACTGGCTTTTCGTCTTCAACGTCAGCCGCGATCGGGATATATGATTGATCTTGTGTTCCGTAGCGCAGATCTATCCAGACTTCTTGAAAGTTATAGGAGCCATCAGGATTCTGCAGAGGCGTATTGCCAATAAAGACTGACTGGTATCCGTTCTTCAGTCCTTCGATTTCGCCTTCACTAATTAGATCAAGCAGCGTCGCATACTGCGTGCTATTAAGACTGTCAGGAGTTTGTGTTGGCTGGCGTGGCCCGGCACTACTGCCCCCACCTTTGCTACTACTTCCGCCTCCACCACCTGCACCGGCAATTCGTGCCATCAGATCTGCACCGTGTCGATGCCAGACGAGATCACGACAGATCCCACGAGGACTTCTCCATAGCAAATTGGGACCGGCGTGCCCTGCCGTGACGTTTGCTGCACGCCTGAGAAGCTGTAGGACTTTCGCGGGTCTTGTTCGCTATCGCTGCCCTGCGGCACTGTTGGAACAGGCGTCAGCAGCTGAGCGACGCCACCGAGCACTAGGGATGCGCCGACGCCGACCAACAACTGCACGCCGAGGGCACCAATACCCGGCACAAACAGGCCAACCGCTAGCAGCGCCACCCCAGCGATGATCCGCCCCACCGCACCAGCACCAGCCAGTACAGGAACAATCTTGATCTGCTGCTGGCCCGCCGGGTCCTGCAGCTCCTCCAGGCTCAAGTCATAGCCGCCGACGCTCACCCGATAGTGCTGATCAGCCATGTGTTTCTCCAGCTGCGGGAAGTTCGCCACCAGAAACCGCACCGCCTCGGCTGCACTG